ATATAAAAACGGGAAAGCGTAAGATCTTCTGTCCGAAATGTAAGGGAAATGGTTTTTACAGAGTACCTTATGCCCAAGCCGGAGAAGAAGTACACGCACAGTGCGATGACTGTGAAAGAACAGGCGAACTGTGGGTAGATCAAGATACAACTCTTGACGATTTAAGAAACAAAGGAGTTATATGAAAGCTGAAAAATACAACGCAGCTTTACATTATCATGCATGGCTAAAACTCTTTGCTGATGATAAGAAGAAGAAAGAAGAAGAAGTACCTGAAGATTGTGTGAGGTATGAGGAACACTCCGATGAAGAGTATCGAGAACACTTAGAAAAATTTTTTAAGGGGGAAAATGAAAAAAGAAAAGATGACTAAAGAAGAAGAATATAGAAACGCTGACGTACCTATGCCTGATGATCGAGGTGAGTTAGATTTAACGAGAATGATCGAACTACAACAAAAAGAGATTCGTGATCTTGTTAAAGATAATAAAACTTTGATTGAAGAGATAGAGAGATTAAGAGAAAAGCTTTGTAAGTGTAGCAACTAATGAAGTTAAATAAATCTTACGTCTATCCGAAAACAACTAGAGAGACCATAGATGGTAAACGTCATTATGCCGTGGACAGCTATAAACTGCCCTCGGTCACCACTATACTATCGGCTACACAATCAGCCGAGAAGCGCGAATCGTTAGCCAATTGGCGTAAACGAGAGGGAGAGGACAACGCAGCGCGGATCGTGGAGCAATCAGGTGCAAGAGGAACAGCGATGCACAAGATACTTGAAGAGTATATCAGAGGACAAGGATATATGGATATGACAACTGTTGGTCAAGAAGCACACAACATGGCCAAGAGAGTTATAGAACAAGGTTTATGTAATGTACCAGAGTATTATGGATTAGAGTGTTGCCTATACTATCCTGGACTATACGCAGGTCAAACTGACTTGGTTGGTATACACAAGGGTGAACCGGCTATCATAGACTTTAAGCAAACTAATAAGCCAAAGAGACGTGAATGGATTGAAGACTATTGTCATCAGTTAGCAGCGTATACAATGGCCCACAACTACATGCATAAAACACAAATACAAAAGGGTGTAATTATGATGTGTAGTAAAGACAACTTCTATCAAGAGTTTATTATACAAGGTCTTGAGATGAGGAAATATCAACACCAATGGTTAAAGAAAGTAGATGAATATTATGATGAACTCAAAGGCAAGGATTAAGAAAATAGACGACATAGCAAGGAAATATCATAAGACCCAAAATGAACAGCTCAAGTCATTATGGTATGAAGAAATAAAACAATGGGCAATAGAACAAAGGAGATTAAATGAGATTAAGAGATCTACAGCAAATTCTAGAAAAATTTACTGATGGGCAGAAAGGCACAATGATATCAGACTGCCATGTTTATATTGAGACCCAAGATGGACACCTAGAAGATTTAAGAAGATTGGAAATACAAGAGTCTGTACTGTTAAACGACCCAAATCCTGCAAGATTAGTGCTAAAACACGATAATGACAGAAGGTTTGGTAAATCAATGACATTTAAACAAACTTAACACTTGACATATCAGATTATCCCACTATATATATAATATGAAAACAAAGAAAGGAAAACAAATGAGAAAGAAAACAAAAAAACAAAGAGCAAGACCTATCAAGCACATAGCTAACGATGTAGAGAGTATGTACAAAGATATGGATAGAGAAAACAAAGGAACAGTTTATATGTTCCACAATACAGTATTAAACACGATGTTGTTTGTTAACTGTAAGAATGCAGAAGAAGCAGCCGATATATTTGATAGCTGTGGTTTTGCAAGAAGAAGTGATTGGAAAATCTTTTTGGAAATGGGTCAACAACCTGCAGATGGTCCAAATGATGAACAAAATTCAGGTAGTACAACTAAAGGTTGTGCATATCATTAACCGAGTAGCGATAGGGGGAGGGTACCGGCATGCCTAAAGTACCCAGAAAGGCCCTATCACGTAATCTAGCAGGAGCGCTATACCTGCTAGACACGGAATTACCACAATCTTGCCACAATTTAGACATAATCTGTGCCAGACATAAGAGATATTCTGGAGCAATTTTTTTTTTAAGTCATAGCGAAAGTTTTCGGTGGCACAGTGGCACAAGGGGTGTTTTTGGCTTATAAGTGTTGGTATAAGCGAATAATAGGTGTGCCAGAGCGATTTTTTCTGGTGGCACAGGTGGCACAGTAGCAAAGTTGGTATTCGCCCGCGCGACCCCTTTTTGTTTTTTTTAAAACTTTTTTTGCCCTAAAATATCCCTTATAGTGTAAATAGATATGCCCAAATTGAAAAGACGTAAAAAATCTAAATATAAATTTACTGTAATTAAAAACAAGAAGTATTACTTCTATAAGATTACATGGGCTGATATCACCGGCGATGCAGGTCATGCTACTGTAGAAGAGTTTGATAAGTTCAAACCAAGTATTATGATTACGCAAGCATATGTATATAAAAAGGATAGAAAGAACCTTTGGACATTTGCTTCTTACGAGGTAGGAGATGAGTTATTTTCTGATAGAAATGTATATCCTATTGGTTGTATATTAAAGATGGAGAAAATTAATGAAAAATAAGACCTTGACGAAGAACATGCCTAATGTAAAATGGAAGTCTATACCACCGGTAAAAGGACCCGACTCTCAAGGTATCAAAGCTCCACTCAAACCCACAAAATATGATTACAAATCTAAAAACGTTTTACGCAATGATAAATAAATTTTTCAACAACCACTCTGGTGTTGTATTATTTGTTATGCTTGTTGTGATTTATCTGAAATCGTAGGCGCTGGCGTTACATCTACAGCATCTATTAAGTCTTTGTGATCATCTAGAATCTGTTTCATTTTAAATTCTAGTTCTTCTTCTGAAAGCTTATCAAGATTACCTGTCATGATTAACTTCTGATCTACATACAATCCTGCTGCTTTACCTCGTGCTACTTCTGCATTAGTTGCTGCTGACCACGCTCCTTTTTTTCTAGCGTCATCTCTTATCTTTGCAAGTTCTGTGATGTGTCTTTCAAAGCTAATGCCATATTTCTCCTGTACCTCTGCTCTTAGCTCACCAATGTATTTAACTACTAATGGAGATCTCTTTGGACTTCTTAACTCTGATGCTGCTTGTCTAGGCCTTGACTCATAGCCAGCTTGCTTTGCGCACTCTGCTGGTGACATGCGACCCTCATTGTATACAAGAAGTTCTGCAAACTTTATCTGTCTTTCACTTAATTTGGCTGGTGCTGGCATAGTTTCATAGCTTACATTGTTTTAGTGTCTTTTATGTCTTTTTGTCTTTAAAGAAGACAATTAAGACATTATTTTATAGGGACAGAGCAAGGCTACTTTGTGATTTCTCTTGATATCCCGTTATTGACTTATAACGTACATTAGCGTACAAGTCAATTATGAAGATATTACTATTCTTACTTGGTTTACTTGGTGCAAATTCCGACAAATCTTTTGACGGAACAA